TTTTGATCCGCTAAGAATCTATGCAGCTGAAAGAGGAATTGCAGATACAGACATTTCTAAATACTTTACTTTTTCAAATACACCAGAAGGCGGTAACATGCCTTTATTTAGTCAAGAGACAATAGGAGTAGTATAATGCCACAACCAAAAAGAAATCCTAGACCTATAGTTTCCGACAGTGTTGGAGACGTAGCTGCTCAAGCAGTTTTAGATGGTTTAGATGCTGGATACACTATTGATGAAATTTCTCCAGATCGAGGACCTAAGATAAGAGGAGAGGCTAAGTTTGATCAAGAGGCACTAGACGAGATTGTAGATTTATCTTCAAGAGGTGCACCAATTGCGGGTCAAAGTTTAATGAACAGCCCTGAACAACCTTATCCATGGGAAAGACCACCTGAGTTTTCTAATCCTAGAGATGCTTTAGACTATATGGTTGGCTTAATATTTCAGCCTGATGCGATGAAAGAAATTGTTACAGCTTTATCAAGAGGTGCAGCAGTTGCAGACATTGCTATGGTTATGTTATATGCTAAGTTTACAGAAGGTAAATTTAATCCTGATGTTTTATTATTATTAGCAGAGCCTATTATGTATGTTATTATGGCAATAGGCGAAGAAGCTAATATTAAATACAATATTGAAGATAGTAATGATTTAGATGAGTTCGATGAAGAAGATAGAAACGAAGCATTTGAAGAAAAAGTAAATGAGTTTAGAACAGTTTTTGAAGATATTAAAAATGGTACCATGAAGCAAGGTATCGAACCTTCTAAAATTAAAAGTGGTGTAGTACCACAAGGTATACTAGATAGAGTCAAAGAAGAAGGCGATCAAATTAGAGGCTTACTAAGTAGAGGAGAACAGTAATGGCACAAGAAGATTATTTATCAGGTTCACAGTTTGGACAAGTTGCTGGTTCGTTATTAGCTAGTAAGCGTAAACAAGATAAGAAAAGTTTTAAAAAAGCTTTATTAGCTACTGCCTTATTTGAGGGCGTAGGAGCTTTACAAAAGCAACAAAAACAAACTATCATGGATAATGCACAAGCTGTTAAAGAAAAGTACAATGATATTTTTAATTTAAATAAAGCAGAGTTTGATTCTTATAGCAGTGAACGTGATTTATTAAAAAGATATAAAGAAAATCCTTCTGGTTTTTTAAATGAAGAAGCTGCAAAGATTATTGATAACACAGATGAAGCACAAGCTGCTAGAGTTAAATGGGTAGATGTTGCAAAAGAACCAAATAAACAAGTACGTGAAAGTATGGAAGCTGCATTTAATAAAGCTAGGCAAGACTTGTCTGAAAAAATGCAACGCTTAGAAGTAGATCCTAGGATTACTACAAGAACTTTTGAAGAGTTTAATAGACGTGCTAAAGACGAATATATGGCAGCATTAAAACTTGTCGAAGATGATCCAACTAAAAAAGGTTTAATGAGAGCTGCATGGAATAGAATTTTTAAAACTGAACAAGACCCTGTAAGAGCTGCAAAATTACAAGAGGTGGGTATAGATGTAACAGATAATTTAGTTACTACTAATTCAGAACTATTTGATTTACAAAATGAGTTAATAAAAGCAAAAGCAAACAGATCAACTTTTAGAGATTCTATAGATAAAGAAATAGAAACAAAACAGCTAATTAAACCTTTAATATTTAAAGATAAAAGTAAGTCAAGAAGTGAAATATATGCACAGACTATACCGGGGTTAGTATCTTCAGTTAATCAGTTAAATCTTGAAAACTTTAAAGATATAGACAGTGAATTTTATGGAGGACTTATTGATGGGATTATTGATGAGAATCCTGATTTAGGACCAGAACAAATTCAAGCAAAAGCTTTTGAAAATATTATAACAGGTAATGTAAATACAGAAGGATATATAACTCGAAGAGGTATGCTACGTGCTAACAATGAATTACTTATTGATAATTGGACAGACTCAGACAGTAACGAAAAAAGAAAATTACTTGAAAATGATTTTACAATGTTGTTTAAACTTATGGATGCTTATAAAGCTCAAGGGCAGGATAATCTTGCTCAAGGATTAAGTATACAATATAAAGATCTTTATGAAGATGCAAAACCATATGTACCTAGCGGTAATGAAAAAACTGCTTATGCCGAAAAATTTAGACAACTTGATTCGGAATATGCAAAAGAACGTAATGCAAATGCATTAGCAGTAATATCAGGTAATGCTGTTCATGCAGAAAATTATTTTATGAGAAAAAATAAAGACTGGCAGAGACAAGGATATACTGAAACAGACATTCAAGAAGCTGCAATGAACTATGTTATAAAGAAAGCAGAAGAAGGTGATTCAACAAATACTAGAATGACTACCGCTGATTTACTTTATCTAAAACCTGTTAATGAATCTATTGTAGACGATCTTCCTGATTTAATAAATGAATTAAAATCTGCACGAAGAAACAGTGAGCTTCCTGAGTTTAAAAATCAAATTATGGGAATGTTATATCAATCTAATTTAGAATTAGATCAAGATGAAATCATGGAACTTAATAAAAAAGTTAATGATGCTTTTGGGGATCCCAATGATACAGCAGATAAGGTGATTGTAACTAACGGTAAAGTATATAACAAATCATCAATTGCAGATGAAATTCCTAGTCTTAGTGAAGTAGATTTTAATGCAACTCCCGGTATAGGTGGTTATTATTTGAAAAATGCTGATTTATTAATATCAAAAATGGACCTACAAGGATTATCAGACGGACAATTATTAACTTTACGAGCAACAACGTTGCCAAGTGGTCCGGGTGATGAAGGAACTTTACCTCAAAAATTAGGATTACCTAAAGACATTAGTCTAGATGAAAGTAAAACAAGTGGAATGATTCCCGGTTTAGACATAGGTGATGTATTTAGAGCTCCTAAAGTTCGTGAACAGCTTCGTCAACGTATAGAGGATGAAATGGAAATACGTATGAGTAAAGGTAAAGTATTTGGTCGAGATAGAAGTTCAAGCAATCCAGCTACAGTAATGATGATGGCAAAGCGAAAAGACTTTGAGGATATTCCTGAAGACTGGTGGAAGCAATATGTTATATCTAATCCAATAGGTATATCGCCTCCTAGAGGAGCAGCTGGAAGAGGAACAAAATATAATCCACAAGGATAATAATGTCTTACAATTTTTTTGAAAATAAAGCCTCTGGCTTAAGAGGATCACTTTTTAAACGTAAAAAAACTTTAGACGACTTAGAAAAAGATGAAAAGTTTTTAGAAGTCTCTGAAAGATTTTTAGCTTCTGTTGGAGAAAAGTCAGATGATGTTTTTGAATATCTAAGAGATTCTGATTTTAACTTATATTCTGGAATGAAACGAGCCATAGATAGTGGTAAGTTTACAGAAGAGCAGAAAAAAGATTATGCTTATCTTAGACAAGAGTTTGATAATGCAGACTTAGGAAGTTTAAAACAGTTTGTGGGATTGGTGGGTGATGCTGGTCTTGATATCGCTACCGACCCTACTTTGATTGTAGCTGCACTTGCTGCTCCATTTACAGGTGGAACGTCTTTAGCTGCTAGAACCGGACTAGCTACTACAGGTTTAAACGTTGCTAAAAATTTTGTAGGACCACAAGTACCACCAAGCTTAATAACTGGAGCATTAAAAGCTGAAGGTAAACAAGCGGTTAAAAAAGCTGCTGCTGTTACTGGGTTAGAAGTTGGTGCTTGGACAGGTCTTGATAATCATTTTCGTCAAAGCACAGAGCTAAATACAGGATTAAGAAAACTTTATTCTACACCGGAACTTGCTGGTTCTGTGGGATTAGGAGTTTTAACAGGTGGTTTACTTGGTGGTGGAATACAAAAGGCTAATTTATTTTATAGTAAAATGAATAGGCTTTATTCTGATGATGATTACATTAAAGTAGCTGAAGGTAGTTTCGCTGATAAAGTTTATAAAACTTTAGAAATTGGAGACAAGATTAAATCTAAAACTATTGGAGCAGCAACATCTATATTAGATACTAAAGCAAAGTTTTCACCTGTTGCAAGAGAACTTGGTAATACTTTTAGAGAAGATTTTAGTAAGCGTTTAGGCACTATCACAAGACAAAAGGTTGAGCTTGGTCATGCTGAAAAATTAGATAACTTACGTGGTGAATATCATGCATTGTTTGATGAAGCAACTGCACCGATTAGAAAAACTGGTACAATAAAAGAAAGTGATGAGTTGGCTATCATTAGAATGTTACGTGGAGATGATCCTAATAAATACGATGAAAGCCTTCAGCAAGTTACCAACGATTTAAGAGCATTATTTAATAGAGTTTTTGATGATGCTATAGATTCTGGTCTTATTAATCCAGACAGAAAATTAGAAAATTATTTTCCTAGAAGCTGGGATAGAAAAGCAATACAAGAAAACAGAGATGTTTTTGAAAAGTTATTGGTTGATGAAAAGATTGTAAAAAATCTAGACGAAGCTAACGAAGTAGTTGCTGAGATGTTAAATAAAAACAATGAATTATTTTCTTCACATTCTATTCTATTAACACAGGCTAGAGCATTTAAAAATTTAAAAGATAATAACTTTGAACAATTTTTAACCAATGATTTAAATGCAGCTATAAATTATTATATGAATGCTGCTAATACGATTCAACACAAAAGAAGTTTCTTGCTTCCGGGCATGTCTAACAAATCTAAAAGAAATCAATTTATTGAACGTTGGCTAACTCCAATGGATAAAGAATTACGACAGTCTAGAGGCGGTAGGGGTCTTAGTAGAAAAGAAAGAAAAGACATTATCAATCTGTATGAATCTGTCACAGGACAAGTAAATTACTTTGATAGCGGTTTAATACAGGGTATATATGATGGTACAAAACTTGCAAATGCTATGGCGTATCTTCCACTAGCAACGGTATCATCATTAACAGAGGCTATAATACCTTTAACTAAAACAGGTGGTTCGATAACTGCACCTGTTAAAGATGCATTACAGGGGTTAAAAGAAGGACATAAAATATTTGTCCAAGACATACCTGTTTTATTAAAACAAAAATATAAAATGTCAGATTCACAAATTCAAAAAGAAATGAATCAAGTATTTTTAGCAATGGATGAAGCTTTTGCAGAAACAACCAATAGGCTAACTGGAGAGGGATTACAGAATGAATTTTTAAAGAAAGTCGGAAGAGGTTTCTTTAGATTTAATATGCTAATTCCTTGGACAAAATCTGTTCAACTTGCTTCGTTTAATATAGGTAAGAATTTAATAAAAGAAAACTTAGAAGTTTTAAATAAATTTTCTAAAGAAGGTGTTGATGTTATTAGCGAAACAGCACCACAAGGTTTAAACAGATCGCAAGTTAGAAATATTCAAAAAGTTAAAAGTGAGTTATTTGGATTGGGTATTGATATTCAAGACGGTTTAAGATGGTTGAACGGTGGTGCTAAAACAGGATTTGCACCTGCTAGAAAAGACGGAGTACTAACAGGTGAAATAGAATATGCTGATGATTTTTATAAGTCTATAGTACAAGGGGCTGGTAGGTTTGTAAACGAAGTTATTTTACCAGTGGGTAGAGATAGAGCAAGACTTCCAACCTTTATGACAAATCCAAAGCTAGATATCTTTACACAGTTTTTAAGATATCCAACAGTATTTAGTAACACAGTTTTAAAAAACTACATAAACTCTACAATCGTTAATCCAAAAGTAAACGGTGCAAAGCTTGGAGCCTTTGCATTAAGTGCTACAAGTTTAGCACTGGCAACTAATTATTGGAGATCCAATGAAGAAAATAGGGATAGGATTGCAACCGAAGGGTTTGCTCAAGAAGATGTTGTAAAAGCTTTTCAAAGAGTCGGATTACTTGGACCAATAGAATATGGTTTAAGATATGGTGACTCTATTGAATATACTAAAAATCCTTATGTGTCAGCAGCTGGTTTGGGTGGTCCTGTAATGAGTGATCTAACTAATTTATTTTTAGGAAGATACGGATTAACTGAAACTGTTGCAAGAAAAGCACCATTAATTGGTACACGAGGATTGATGGAGAAATACTTTGGTGCTAATATTTATGATCCACTGACAACTTCTGCTAGAGAAATTGATAAAGAGGTTGGTTATTTATTAGGTATTAAAGATAGACCGAAACCTAGAAAATATTCTCCAACATATGAAAGATCTTATACTACTGGATATGCTACAGGCGGTATAGTCACTGGACCAGAAGTACCATTTACAAAAGAAGACCCTGCTGATAGAGTTGACCCATTCACTGGTGAGCCTTATCAAGAACAGATGGATAGATTGGGTTTTAAGGATGGTAAAGAAGTTAGAGATGATCTTAGGGCTGACGGCACAAAGAAGTCTCAAGTAGGCTGGAAAGGACCAATTGTTAGTAATGTAACCGGTAAAATTCATACAGAGCTTACGTTAGAAGATAAGTATCCTTTAATAAATCCTTACACAACTGAAGAGCAGATAGAGCATTTAAGAAATAATAACTATGAAGGTAACGCAAAAAAATTGCAAGAAACTGAAATAGGAAGAGAAATGTTAAGAAATGCTCGTAGGCACTATGAGGAAAGTCTTGAAAAAGGAGTTAGTCCTTTTGTAACAGACGATGAATTGCAAATAAAAAGATTAGGGTTGACTAGATAAATGAACAGGGAACTCTGTAAAGCTGAAATAAAGCGACACGAGGGTGAAGTCTTGGCAATCTATGAAGATAGTCTAGGCTATAAAACTCTTGGTGTTGGACATCTATGTCAGCCTAGTGACCCTGAGTACACTTGGAAAGTTGGTACACCTGTTAAA